ATTTATCGAGTTCAAAAGTTGCAATTACATTTATACTTAAACCTTTTACAAACATTACTCATTCTCCTTTCTTGCTTTATTGATTGCGTCTTGAAATTCAGACAAAGTTTTAAATTTTCTTTTACCACCTCGTCCAAAACCTACATCTTGATTAACCTCAATAGATTTTAATTTAACTCTATTGTAGTGTCTTGCGTCTTCATAACTATTTTCAAAATCAAAAGTATATAAATACTCAATGTCTCCACCAAGTTGATTATCAATTCTATAATTACCATCTTGATTTAAAAGTTTTTCAGTAAATTTGGCAATATTAAAATACTCTGCAACATTATCAAAATATGGTTCTTTCTCAAAATCAGAGTTAGACAAATCATCTAGTAAGTCTTGTCCTGTTCCTGTTAAATAACCATCACAATGACGATAAAGTAAAATATTAGTTTTACCATTTTTAATTATTATATTTGACCTTGTACTCATTTTTTATTCTCCTCCCATTTTTCTTTTGATTTTTCTTCAATTAATCTTTGAATAAAAGCAGGATATTCAATAAACATATCCTCTCCGTACGCACTTTCCCAAGCATCTAATATTTCAGACATTTTATATTCACTCATTTTTCATTCTCCTTTTTTGTTAGTTTTATATTTTCCTTTCTAAAAACAATTTACGCAATAATCCTCATTTCTACAAGATATTTCGTCCATCTTCATTCTTTGTTTACACGACCTACAATACCCTTTTGGTGCGATTTCTTTAACATCTAGTTTCACACCTTTTGGGTCTATGTTCCATATCTTCTCGTAAATGTGATAATGTATTATTTTTTCAAGTTCCATTTCAGTTTCTTTTTTATCTGCATGGGTACACTCAAAATTTATTTTTATTTTTAATCTTTCCATTTTATTTTACCCTCTGAATTAAGTTGATTAAAACATAAATAACATAAGCATTCATAAATACCCATGTCATAGTCTTCTTCAATATCTCCATGCCAATAATGGTATTCATAATCTTTACTATCTTTACACAATTCACATTTACTCATTCTTTCTCCTCTCTATAAAGTTGGAATTATATCAGTTGTATTAGTTGAAATTGAACCTCCATCATTTCCCTCATCATCTTGTTGAGGTGTCAACCATATACCATTACTTAAAAGAATTTGTATTGGTCTACTATCCCAACCCATATCCTCTGCGTCTTCTTCAGACATATATTCTACTTTAACAATCTTTTGTCCAAGTAAAAATTTCTCAACTCTTTTAGTCCAATGTTCAGTAAGTTCTTTATTAGACATTTTATCTAATGGTTTTGTTTCTTGTTTCATATTTTTTCCTTTCTATATTTTATTTACTACTTTTTTTGTTATAAATTGTATTTCTTCGATAATGTGATTTGTTTCAGAACATTTTAAATTTTTGTCTAAAAATACTCCAAACATTTTACAAACATCAATCCAAGTTTCCTTATTTTTGAAATCGTCCAAATATAATATTTTTATATCGTCTCTCTCAATCATATTTTTTCCTTTCTATATAATTTATTTGCTTTCTTTTTTTGTTGTTCATCAAGTTTTAATTTTCTACCCAATTTTAATAAAGTGTATGCATATTCATATGGATAATATTTGAATTTTCCATAATCATCTCTATCTAAAGATTTAAGTTCTATTTTTATTAAATCTCTCAATATGCATTTTTCTTTTGTATTTAACCATTGTCTCATATTTTTTATTCTCCTTTATGTGTTTAAATATTCTTCATATTCTCCTGTTCCATTACATTCTTGACATTCCATTTCTGTAATAGAAAAAGGGTCGCTTGGATTATGTTCAAAATGTAGTTCTCCAAGTCCTTTACAATGAGGGCAAACATCTATTTCAATTATTTTACCATCTTTATCTTTATATTTTTGTTTCATTTTTTATTCTCCTTTTTTGATTTGTTTTTTATACACTATTGAAATCTAGAAACAAGGGATTATATGGGAATAAATAAGAAAGGAAAATATGACTAAAATCAACAAAAAATACATAGAAAAGTTAGTTCTTCAAGAAATTCGTTGTTTTAGAGATAATAAAGGAGAGCAAGTTGCGAGTGATTATTGGTTGTGCAATCAAATTGGATATATTGGTGCTTTATTATTTATTCTTGATAGACATAGATTAATAGAATTATTTGACGAGGTTCATAATAAAATAAGAGATAGATAAAAATAACAAATCCAGGTTTTCAACTAAAAATTGTATAAAAATAAAAATAAAAAATTTAATAATGCACAGGCGAACAGGCGAGTACAAGCGACCCAGGGTGGTCCAGGGTGGTCCAGGGCGACCCAGATATTTTGCAGCTCTTTAGCAGCTTAACGCCAGCTCAATGACAGCTCAATCTTCAAGCGATTACAGGCGATTATTGACTTGTACGGAAAGTTACACTATAAAACAACTTATGGGAGTACCACGACAATTAACCGAAAGACAGATGAAGTTTGCAGAACTTTTGGTCTATAACGAAGGTAGGAAAAGTCCTGCCGAATGTGCTTTAGAAGCAGGGTACAAAACAAGACCAAGGCAGGCTGCAAGCGAGCTGAGAAACCCTAGAATATCACCGTTAGTTGTAAAATATATTGGTGAATTGAGAGCAGAGGTGCAAGAAAAATATGGCATCACCTTTGAAAAACATCTAGCAGAACTAGCTAAACTACGAGATGATTCAGCTAAAAAAGGAGCGTGGTCGGCTGCAATTAATGCTGAAGTTGCACGTGGAAAAGCAGGTGGTTTATATGTGGATCAAAAGCTTGTTGTAACCGGTAACCTAGACAAGATGAGTGAAGAAGAGTTACAGGCGAAGATGCAACAAATTTTAGATGATCACAAAAATTTAATTAATATTACCCCAGAATCAGAACCAAAAGAATTAGAATCAAAATAATTCCTTGGCTTCCATTAAATATATTATTAAACTTTTGCCAAATTCTTAAGCTGTTGTTTCTTATTTTTCTTATCCATTCCATAAGTTACTCCTTGTGGGTTAGGACCACGCCTTGGTGGAAGTTGATCCCATTTTACATTAGGCATATTCTTTGTCAATGTAGGATTAAATTTTTTATCTTTCATTTATCTTTTCCATTTTAATAATGCAACCTAACGGAAATACATTTCTATCTGAAAATAGTTCATCATTCTCTTCGTAAGATGCAAACGTCCATAAATATTTTCTATTCTTATCAAAAACATATGCATGAGTTATCATTGTTGAAGGTATTAACCCTAAAGAATCGTGAGCTGTGGCATGACCCGAATCACCCGTCGGATCAATCCAAGTTATTTTGTAATAGTAATATCGTTTTTTGTTAATAACAACTGACTTATATTTGGATTTCTTGGGTTTTCTGGGCATACGACCTTATACTATAAGAGAAATTTTTAGGCAATTTTGTTTTTTTTAAAACCAAAAAAACTCCCGCGTGCCGAGTACAAAATCAAAAAAACTAGTATTACCAACACTTTTGCCATCTGAAATTCTGCCTTGGCAGGGCTCGTGGCAGGCTATTATTCGCTAATACCAACACTTATAATCGATTTTTAGCCTCCTTGCCGCCTTGCCGCCTCTAAAATTTTTTATTTTAAAAAATATTTTTGCTCTAAAATTTCTCTTATACACACGGCAAGCACATTAGAATGATTCTAAATTTTGTATCTTCTAGTGCCATTTTGTACAATTTTTTTAACACCACGACCCAATATCTGTATTTTAGCGTAGGGTTTCCAAGCTTTGCGCATCAGGTTCAGTTCTAATATAAGATTAGACCATTGTTTTGGACTGATATCTTCGCTCTGTATCACAACTTTTTTCATAATATTACGGGGCTTCCACTCTCGCTTCCACCCCGATCCCAAGGGAATTCCTAACTTTGTTTAAATGTAAGTGATTTAAATAATTCATTTTTGTCTGCTTTTATTACAAGTCGAGCTGGATTGCTGTCTCCAATAATAGTGCTCTCTTGTATCTCTATCCTCCTAACATCTTCTAAATGTCCTGACATAGTTTCAATGTAAACAGGACAATCAGATATCATAGTTCCCTTTTGTCCATTGGTAAATTTTTCTAATATTTCTTGTAAGTCTCTTAATCTCATTTTAACCTATCCTTATGCCCAACAGGTAGCATACTTTCATATCTCCTTGCCACATTCTTGACACCTTGATACCACTTTTTCTTCCACATCTTCTTCATGTCACCTTCTGTTTTGTAATACATGTTGGCTATTTTATCCAACATTTCTGTTTCTTTTTTGATAGTACTCATTGACCCTCCTTAAAAAGTCGTGTTGATATTGTTGAAATTTTGTCCCTTCTACGACAAATTCTTGATAGTAATTATCCTTACTACACATCATTACTATGCCTTTAGTAATATTGGTTTTGTATATAAAATTGTGCGCCATTGCATAAGCCCCTAGCTGCAGAAAGTAATCCCCGATCCACTCTTCTCGCTTCGGTTTGTTCGTTTGTTTAAAATCAATTATCGCATCGCTGCCCTTGTGAACTGCTACAAGGTCTGTTTGCCCTGCATATAGCCCAGGATAGTACAAAGTACATTCTGTGCCGTAGTACTCCGTTATATTGCATAGACCCTGCTCTATGACCCTTATAGCCATGTTATGAGCCTGTTTTCCGACATTGGTAAGATCTAGATATCCTTCTTCCAAGATATACTTTTCCAAGATCTTATGCATCGCCGTTCCACGGCTCGCACTTTCTTCAGTAATTTTAGCTGCCGTTTCTTCACCGACCCTTGCTCGCCAAGCTGCCAAGCTATCTCTTTTTTCTTGAGGTTGAGTATCTTGTAAAACAGTTGTAACACTCGGTAACTTTTCTTGTTTAATACTATAGTGTCTAACACCTTCTACAGTTTCACGGATCGTTTTTGGATATATGTATTTATTATTATGTTTCATTCAAACTCCACATTGGCCTTCGCAATCATTCTCAAATAAATTTAATTGATCGTCTTTAGATTTTTCTAAATTAGCTTTACTCAAAGGTTC